TGTGCTACCCGACGTATTGCGGATAACCATTCCTTTACCGCCCACAATTCCAAGATATTTAACCTCAAGACTGTGGCAATTCCCGTCCCAATCCATACCATATTCGGCATTGCCTGGATCGATCAAAACAAAATTAAGCGTCAACACGTCCGAACGTTTAGCGTCATTTCCAAACCATTTAACGCCCGGGCCGCGAAGACTGCCCCACAGCCAATCAACAACGAAAGTGTTGGTTTGTTCCACGTAAAGGGCGCCAAACCCGCTGATAATATACGCGCGGTGGATTTTACACCGGTCAGCGCCAGCAGCGTAAATTGCGTACCCTGCCGTTTGACCGGGGGAGTTAAAGATGACATCCATTTCGACGCCCCGCGCCGAAACATTAAAGCTATTAATGGCCCCTGATGTCTGAATAACACCCGATCCCATCACGCGCTGATTGGCCGTTGTAATCGCCAACGCAGTGGTATGAAGATATGTTCGGCCTGCCGTTAACATAACATCTTTGCCGCTGGATAGCGCGTTTTGCAAAGCAGTCGTATCATCGGTCGTGCCATCGCCAACGGCGCCAAAATCTTCTGGCACAACAAAATCGTTACGCAACCGCGTCTGAACGGTTTGCGTAATTGAACCCGCGCTGCCTTGGCTATAGCCAACTAAAGACGCGCCATTAGCGCCGCTTAGGGAGTCAACGGCGGATGCCGAAGCGATACCTGGCACATTGTCATAAGTTCGAATTGTAACATCCAAAGATGTTTTCAAGATAAACTTATAGATATCGCCGTCCGTAAGCCAAACTTCGCTTGGCGGGCGCCCAGCGCTATCCAAAATAATTGGGTTAGTGTTGGCAATACTGCCGGACGAACTGGTATACGTAGCAGCAGGGGTCGTGGTGCCTGCGGCATAGGTAAACAATTTGCCGCCCGAAAGCGGCACACCATCATCCGTAAAAAACTGCCAACCAGCGCCGCCAAGAGGAGAGAGACTAACAGACATTGCAAAACCTCGTTATGGTTAAGCCAGCATAAGCTGAAATGCTGGCAAAGTCACGGTCCCCGGCGTTGTACCCGGCAAATCAGTCGTTTTAAGCGTTACAGTTGCGTCGCCCCACACGTAAAACCGTAATTGAGTGCCTGTGGTGTAATATTGCGCTGCGGCAAGCGTCACTTGGGTCTCTATTGCGTTTGTAAGCCGGACAAGCCGCGCGGAATACTGGATGGGTGCCCAACCGGACCCCGTGTTTCGCTCTATGTAAAAATAAATGTTTTTATTAGCCGCTGATGGCTCGGCGTTCATGACCAGCGTAAGGGAAAATGCGCCGCTCGTGTTGAACGTCAAAATGCCTGTGCTGTTATCATAAGTGAACCCGTTGTTGTACGCAATCGTAGGTGCTACAAACACGGTGGCAACAGTAGGCAGCGCTGTAGAGGCTACAGTGTCAAGAATTTCTACCGACGGATACCATTGCTGTTTGTCTACGCGGACAAATATCTTACCTAACACGCCGGTAGCAATGACGATTCCTATAACAACATCGTAGTTAGGTTGAAGCGGCTGCGTAAGCACCCACCCTCCCGGCGTAGTCGCGCTTAGATAGAGGGTAGACCCCGCTGGGTAGCCCGTGGTGTTAACGCCGTTTACCAACCCAGATGTGCAGATGTAGCCAAAAGCGCCGTTAGGGATGTCACAAGTTGCCAACCCTAAAGTTGATTGAGAGCCTTCATAAGTATCTGCTTGGGCGAGCCTAACGGTGGGCCAACCATCTGTAGAGCCGTCTATGTATGCCGCTTGGCCGTTAAGAATATCTACGCCCGATTGGTTATAGACACGGACTAGTTCTTCGCGGCCAATATTGACTGTAACTTCATCATTTTCGTTATAATACGAAAGAGCATAATCAGCCGCAGAATAGAACAGCCGCCCTTCTTTATGCGCGGGTGAAGCTACACGGCGAAAGTCGGCGCGGCGCGGCGCGAGTGTCGTTATATCGGTATTATCCCCGTTTAGCGCCGCAACAGCAACAGAAGACGTTGGCGGCGCAACTTGAATGTCATCTAGCGAAAGTGAGCTACCTTGAACCTTAATAAAGACATTAAGCAAAAAACGATACCATTCGCGCGAAATAAGCCCCGTACGTTCATCCAAAAATGGAACGCGCGGTGCTGTGATATTAGTTGTGTTAGAGTTAGGCATTGGTCGCGCCTATTTTTAACTCTGCCCCCAGAATTGCTGTTTTAACGGGGTCTGTGCCCGAAATCTCGTACACGCGGTCACGAATTTTAAGGGTCATGCCTAATCGCCGCCAGACAGCGCGGCGCCCATAGCTTCCTATAGTGCCAACAGAAGTCCAATGCTCATTGCTCCAGGTATGACCACCATCATCAGACCAGCGTAACATGACGCGGGGGATCATTGTCGTATATAGTTGAGCGGTAGCCATAATATACTCGTCTGTTTCCGTGACGAGAAATTTGCCGTCTTCGGCCAGCAAATAGCCAATGCTGTATTCGCCGTTAAAAATATCTACGGAATTAGGCGGTTCATTTAGCCCAACGCCAGTTTCGCAATCTAATTGCAAGCTGTAGTGCGTCGTTCGCCGCAAATCATTAGCGCCTGTGGGCAGCGCGCGCCAAGACCGCAACCATCGTTGAACTTGGTTATTGTCGCTGTATTTATCTTGGTCAAACGCGTACAGGCGCCCATTTTCATAGTCGCCAACAATGATTTCATTGTTAAACGCCATCTGACAATTGCTACGGTGGCGGTAAAATTGATCTCCTGACCAACTGGCGCGCTCATGCCATGCCTGCGTAGAAGCGTCATACACCCAAGTAGCGCTCGCGCTTGGGAACGTAAGAACATAAAACGAGTGACCGTCTTGTTGATACGTATATGCTATGGCGTCTGAAATATTACCGTATTGTTGTATCTGCCATTCAATAGCATGAGTGCTGATGCGCTGCCCTGTATAACCATTTGCGCGGTATACAATCCCGCGACCGCGCGCATCGGCGCCGAGCCAAAAGACTGTGTTATCCATCTTAGCGACGGAATAAGGCGCGGCACAACCCAATTCGTTAAACGCGCCTTGAATACGTTGAAGCGGGAAATCGGCCAGCCCAGCGTCATACCAAACCTCAACTGAAGATGATCCAAACAACCAAACTTCGCGGTGTACTACGATAAGCGAAACGAGATTATCAGGCGATCCTTCAGCACTCGCGAAATCCAACGGGTCAACCGACGTACCGTCTAACAAACGAGTAACCCAAATTTTTTGGCTGTTTGGTTCGTTGTAGACAAAATAACCGTCGATATAACCAACGCTAACAGCACCAGTAAAATCTTCGTCTGCAATAGGCGCAAAATCGTTAGTTACTGCGTTGTAGATATAGCTAGGACCGTTACAGGCGATAAAAAGTTGTGTACCGTTATCTGCCATGCTTACCGGGCCAGTTCCGCCAACGATGCCCAGAAAACGTGTGTTATACAAGCTGTCCATACGGTAAAGACTATAGCCCGATACAACGTAAGACACGCCGTTGAATTGCCATAGCCCACGGATAGGGCCACTGCCAACCGTCGTTAAAAGACGCAATCCAGGTGTGCGCTGAAGAAACGCGGCTTCTTTTCCGCCTTCGGGGATAATTTCTGGAAAAAGATTAACCATGCGGTTATCCGCAGCGTTAACGCTGCGGGCCACATAGCTGCTGCCCAGAATTGGCGTTTTCATTAGTAGTTCCCTGCAAAAATATTGTAGCGCTGGCGAGTTCCAACAATGCTGTAGGGAAGCGACATAATGTCGTCGGGGTTGTTGATGCGCTTCAACGTGCGCTTAGATGCCATCGCAATGCGCTGCACCTGCGGAGACGGTTCAACGCCAAATTCAGGGGCCAATTCACACGCCAAATTATAGCGGAAACACCGCAGATAACCCGGCGGAAAAGTCAATTCCGTCGCAAGATTAGCGGGTTGCGACAACGGCTGCACAGACACAATGTGAAATTCAAGCACTTTGGTCGGAACCGGATAGACGTACATTTCAATGTTTGGGTACGTCATGTTAACCCACAGAACCTGCGGGTACGTGCTGGTTACGGTTTTAACCGCAATACCATTGTATTGCTGTTGGTTGATGAGCTTAAGA